GGTTTGGTTCGCAAACTAAAGAAATAAAAAAAGTTGCTAATCAATTAGTTAAAGCAGAAGAAGCGCTGTCATCATTGCCGATTAGTTCGCAAATTAGTGCGCGAACTTTAGCAGATGAATTAAAAGCAATATCAAGTCATTTAGCAGGTGCTGGAAAGTATGGAGCAATGACCGCGCATAGATTATCAGGAATGGCAAATGACCAGGTTGATAAGATAGACGATGTTAATCCAAGCCAGTCAACAGATGCGCTTCAAAACATAGCGATCCTAACCAAGCTGGCAAATGATTCAAGCGTCATAGGCATTGGACTTCTCAATGCAAATAAAGAATATATCAAGGAATTGAACAATCCAGTTCAGCAAATCAATCATACACAACTGCTAAAGGATATTGCAGCGTGTCTGCCGGATTAGTCAGCCTTTCTTATCAGCGTGAATTAAACCGCTGGTATAAATTGATCGACCATCCGGTACAACTTGAATTAGTCAAAGCCGTAGCCAATGGCGTTAGATTCCCTGTTGTTCCAGCCGGCAGGCGATCAGGTAAGACTGAAAGAGCTAAGCGCTTTATTGTTAAGACAGCAATGAGTAATGAAGGAGAGCGCTACTTTGTTGGCGCTCCGACGTTTGGACAAGTCAAGAAGATGTATTGGGCAGACCTAAAGCTAATGTGTGCAGCAAGCACCTGCATTAAGAAGCCATCAGAAACAGATTTGATTATCTATCTGAACAATGACACCGAGATCCACTTAATCGGATTTGATAAGCCTGCACGTTTTGAGGGTATCTTCTGGTCAGGGGGTGTCATTGATGAAATAGCCGATATAAAGCCGGATGCTTGGGAGGCTAACATAAGACCGGCATTAGATACATTCAACCCAACACGTCCAGATTATAGGGCATGGTGTTGGTTGATTGGTGTACCGGATGGGCTTAATCATTATTATGATATGGCGCAATATGCAGAGAATGGCAACGATCCAGACTGGAAGCTATTTCATTGGAAAAGCTCTGACATACTGCCCGCTAAAACCATTGAATCAGCAAAGCGGCAAATGTCGACCAAGCAATTCAAACAAGAATATGAAGCCTCATTTGAAACAGCCAGTGGGCGTATCTATGAGGATTATGGTAAAGATAATTACACGGATGAAACCATCAAACCGCATGAACAATTATGCTGGTATCACGATTTCAACTATACGCCGTTATCTAGTGGAGTGGGTGTTAGGCGTGGTAATGATATGTATTTACTTGAAGAAATCATCCTAACCAGTGCTGTTGCTATGCAATCCGCTATGGAATTTGTTGATCGGTATAAAAACCACCTTAACAAGCATGTATTGATTTATGGTGATCCAGCCGGTAAAGCAGGCGAAAAGCATGGACATTCATCTGACTATACCGAAATAGAACGCATACTGAGAGAAAACGGCTGGCAATACACGCGCAAGGTTAAACCCTCAACTCGCTCGATTAAAGACGGTCAGAACGCAGTCAGGGCAAAGATAAAGAACGCAGCCGGTGAAGTATCGCTCTATGTTAATTCAATTAATGCACCTTACACACATAAATCATTAGCAACCGGACAGCTAAAGAAAGGCTCTACATTTATGGAAGAAGATTCAGATTATCAGCATATCGGTACAGCCGTTCGTTATTTATGCGAATACGAGTTCCCGATAATTCAGCCACTCCAGACAATGAAAATACTAGGACTCTAATAATGAACGGTGAAACCGCCAAGAATATCAGTAAAAGACACACAGAAAGTGAATACATGCTGCCTATCTGGGAGAAATGCGAGGATGCCAGAGAGGGTCAGACCGCGATACACGAAGCGGGACGAACTTATCTACCTGAGTTATCAGGTCAAAGCAATTCAGAATATCAGGCGTATAAGCGACGCGCTGTCTTTTATGGCGCTATGAGTCGAACCGTTGACGCTTTCGCCGGTATGATTATGCGAGTGCCGCCGAGTGTTGATAATCCATCACCTTATCTGGACGATGTGACGGGGCATGATTGCAGTCTGTCAGAGTTTTCCGGGGAAGTCTTAGAGGAAGTCTTGGTGACTGGCTTTGGTGGAATACTGGTGGAACATTCACCTATGGCTCAAGCAGTCACACTGGCACAGGCTCAGGCTTTAGGTGCGCGTCCATACCTAGCATTATTCGATGCTGACTCGATTATTAATTGGCGTAAAGACGGTAAACGACTGACTCAACTTATACTTGAGGAAGAAGAATACATTGCTATATCCGAATTTGAGGGTGAAGAACAGTGCTTTTACCGGGTTCTGGACTTAGACGAGATGGGCAACTATCGACAAAGAAAGTTTATCGAGAAAGATAAATACTTTGTTCAGGTGGGCGATGACATTTACCCGCTGATGAATGGTGCCAACCTAAAGGAAATACCATTCTACTTTTTAGGTGATGCGGACGAATTGCCCTTGTTGATTGATTTGGTTGATTTGAATATCTCGCACTATCAAACCGAAGCCGATCTAAGTAACGGCGCTCACTTTGTCGGAATACCTCAGCCGTGGCTTGCAGGCGTGCAGTTACCGGATGGCGTTAGCTTGTCAGTCGGTGGTGTCAATGCTTGGGTTTTCCCAGATCCCCAAGCAAAGGCACAATATTTGGAGTTTAGCGGACAGGGACTTGGAGCATTAGAGAAGCGCCTAGAAGTGAAAGAAAAACAAATGTCCGCGATAGGCGCCCGACTTTTGAGTGATACCGTAACCGCAGAGACAGCAACAGGCGCCGGAATAAGATCAGCTGGCGAGCTATCAGTTCTGGCACAGCTATCTGACAGAGTGGGTAAGGTATTATCACGGGCGTGCAGTTTCATGCACCAATGGGCAGGATTGCCAGAGGTTGCCGTTAAGCTTAATACGGATTACCTACCAGCACGAATGACACCCCAAGAATTGCAAGCGTTAGTCGCCGCGTGGCAAGCCGGAGGTATATCTTCAATGACGTTATTCAATAACCTACAGCAAGGCGAATTGATTGCTAATGGTGTGACGTTTGAAGATGAACAGGCAAATATATTAGAGCAAGCGCCTGTATTGGTTGCGCCGGTGGTGCCAATTGCCGTTAAGTAAGGTTCTCTTTGACTCTACCGTTGAGCTTCATTTAGATATGGAGCGCGTGGCTATTGAATCACGGGCTACCATTGTCAAGCTATTGCAGAACCTTGAGAAAGAGTTAATCGCAAAGGTAGCGGACGGCGTTTCGGACTGGAGCAAGGCACGCATAGCCAAACAACTCAGTGAAGCGGATGCGGTTATCAGGCAGTATTATGATGATGCGGCAGGCATAGCCAGAGATACCACCACCAGCGTGGCGCAAGTCTCAGCATCAGCCACAGCTACGTCGTTGAGTGCGGCTGTAGGCGGTCAAGTGGCAATTGGTGTTATTCCAACAGCGGCTTATCTGGAAACATTAGCCGGTAACACAATCATTCAAGGCGCAATTCAGCGTGACTGGTGGGAGCGTCAGGCCGGTGACACCGCTTTCAAGTTTCAGTCAGCGGTTAGGCAAGGCTTGGTCGGTGCTGAGACGACACCGCAAATAGTTAAGCGGGTTCGTGATGTGATGGACTTGTCTAGGCGTAACGCAGAAACCTTAGTGCATACTTCGGTTCAGTCGGTCGCCAATACGACGCGAGAAAAAGTCATGCAAGATAATAGCGATGTAGTTTCAGCTAATGAGTATTGCAGCGCACTCGACAGAAAAACGTGTTTAGTATGTGGTAGTCTCGACGGGCTTAGATGGGAAAATGTAACCAACAAGCCTATCGGTCACTCAGTACGTTATAGCCCACCAACAAGACACTGGCGTTGCCGCTGCTCGATGATTCCGGTGTTGAAAACTTGGCGTGAGCTAGGCATCAACATGGACGAATTATCAGATAACACAAGGGCAAGCATGGAAGGGCAAGTTAATGATAAGACCTTTGCTGACTGGCTCAAGCGCAAGACTGAAACAGATCCCACGTTTGCTGATCGTACTCTTGGCAAGGGTAGAGCTGAGTTATGGCGTAATAACAAGATTACGATGGATCAGATGATTAGCGGTGGCAAGCCGTTGTCGTTGGCAGAACTTAAAAAGAAATATTTATAATCACCACGAAACCAGCTTAACCGCTGGTTTTTTTATGCCTGTCACTTTTGCTAATGAAGTGCTTCACATTCGCTTCACCACACATATTTAATACACTAACCCCAAATCGTTAGGCGATTAACCGGGCTAAGCCTTCCAAATCCCAAGGGGACACAATGGACATTACACCAGAAGTACAAGCGGCTATTGATGCAGCAGTTGAAGCAGCGACCAGCGGACTAAAGACTAAAAACCAAGAGTTGCTTGATAAAAACAAGAAGCTCATGAAAGGTCAAGAGATTGACCCGCAAACGGTGGTTGATCTTGAAGCGCAAGTTGACAAGCTACAAGGCGAACTCTCAGCCAGTCAGAAGTCAGCAAAAGAGTCAGTGAAAACACTGGAAACGCTGCAAGGACAACTGAAAGCTGAAACAGGTTTTACACAGAAGCTTTTAATCGACAATGGCTTGACTGACGAGCTAGTGAAAAATGGTGTAGCACCGCAATTTTTACCGGCTGTAAAAGCCATGTTTGCTGGACAAGCACAGATCGTCGCAGAGGGAGATACACGCACCGCAAAGATTGGTGATAAGTCGGTATCAGACTTTGTAAAAGCCTGGGCAGCCTCGGACGATGGCAAACATTTTGTAAAAGCGCCAGAGAATAGTGGCGGTGGGTCGCAAGGTAGCGGCAACGGAACAACGAATCAAATACCGTTAACCTCAACGCAAAAGATAGCAGCGGGGTTGGCACAACAAACTTAAAACTTAGGATGTAAAAATGGCAACTCAAACACTCGCAGAAGCTGCAAAACTTA